CGTAGTCTACAAGGTTTACAACAAAGCTACCGGTATGATGCTTGAGCTTATCTTTAGAAACACCGTTATCCATTGCAGTTTTAACGGAGTCCCAATTAATTTCTTTTTTTGGATAGATACCACAAATCACCTCTTTATCAGCACGAACCATGTGTACTATATCTTCCGGATTGTAACGAATGTCTGAATCAATAAACATCAAGTGTGTACAGTCTGTTCGTAAAAACATATTGCTTAGTGCGTTTCTAGCTCGTTGGATGAGCGACTCATTAAACATAAAACTAAAGACACATTCGATGTTGTTGTTATTTAATGTTGCCGGTGTTGTCAGCATGGACTGTGCATAGACTCCATGACACATCCCACCATACATCGGTGTAGCTACAAACAGCTTTGGTTTCTTTTCTTCTGTCATTTCTCACTCGCTTTCTTTAAATCTTTTTATTTCATTATTCAATTCATAAGCAAACCATTCTTTTGCTCTATTCTTATCCAAAGAAATAAAGTTTCTTAACTGCTCAATTTCTTGGGCTTGTTGACGTAGCATATTAGCAGCATCTTTTACAAAACCTCTTGGGTATGCATCTTCAATTAATTGTGCTAATTCATTTGCTGTCATTTTTATGTTCCTTATATTCTTCTATCATTACGACACAACTACCCCCAGTGTGTGTAATTCCTCGCTCTACAGTTAACTTCCATACCTGACTATCATCGTCAATAATTCCTGCGTCTTGGATTGAATCGAGTATTGCCTTACAACTATTATCTATATCCATGAGTCGCTTATTTCTAGGTCTTAGGATAATATCTATTTGTACTGCCATCTCACCTAACTTTGGAACATTTTTTTCAATGACATAAGCTGCGACTTGTTCTTTAAATTCCCTACCACGCTTAGAAAGAAACTTACGGTTACCGGAAGTAATCCAATAATTGTTTACACTAGGCGGATAGGGAAGATAAAGGATAATCAAATCAATACTTTAGAATGGTACGTCATCATCATTACGTTTCACTTCTCTTGGATACTCTATCGTTTCTCTTTCCATTTCTTGAGGAGTTTTCATTACTGAAAGTGAAAACAGATGACCGTTGGCATGAACTTTTTTCCATGCTGACAATCTGATAATTTTACCTTCGACCATGACCTGACCTTTATAGTCTGGATGTGTTTCTGTTTTCTTTTCGAGGTTTTGAAATAAAACTCCACGACCTTCTTTTGGAATGTGACTGCTCATAAATTCTCCTTGTTTAAGTGATACCTTGCAAAATGTTTACCGTTACTTTTTACATCTTCGGTATAGATGTTGTAACCTTCTTTTCTTAATACTTCTATATGTGCAGCTAACCGCATCGACCCAATATGTTGAAGAGCATCCATCGGTGTAATTGGTTTACTTTGTAACCACCGTAGAATCCTCATCTTCTGAGTCTTTCCGGTTAGCTCTGCGACTTTGACTCTTGGGGTTGTGTCCTCCTTGCCAAGTCAATGTTTTGAGTAATATCAAGACGAGACAACAACATTTGATTACATTGCTTGAGAGCAATAATCTTGTCTTGTTTCTCTTTTCCTTCATACTTTTTAGAGTCCCGAACCTTTACAAATAGAGTGATGTAGGCATCCATCCAGTCGTTCAGAGTATGATGTTTTGAATACACCGTACCATCTGGTAGCATCAAAGCCATAGAACCCTCTACAGGAGCTTCTATTTCATCCGGATAGTCATTCTCCATCTCAATCAATAAATCCTTCTTAGTGGCTTCTATTGCCGTTTTAGTCGGGGTTATATCTTTTATTGGAGGGTCGTTGAAGTCTGAGACCTCTTCTGGACTGTAGAAGCCTGTGACGCTTCCCGGAAAAACGCTTCGTATTCCTTCAGAAATACAGCGACTTCTGAGCATGGCACGTGGAAACTTTTGCCATCCGCTACCGGGCTTAACAAGACCAATCTTTGTAGCTTGTTCAATAGTCCAACTAACTGCGAGACTTCCACCGTTCGGATGAGTAAAGACTCCAGTAACTCTTGCATCTGTATATTCTGTCCAGTCAACTTTTCCTCCTGCATTTTGAAACCTCGCTAACATTGCGTCTGCTTTGAGAGCTGGACGACCTTGAATGATGTGAAAATCTCTAGCTGCCGTAGCTGGATGTAATCCTTCCGCCTGAGCAACTGCCATGAGGGCTAATACAGAATTGGTGTCTTTCATGCCAAACAGTCCTGATTTAGCAATAGCTTCCGCCATGCTTTGCATATCATTGAAACTGACAATATTACTCATTTGATTAAGAACCTCCTCGAACCTGCTTGTTCGACAACGAATTGGTTATAGATGTCCGGCATAGCGGATTGAAAGAGAGTAGGACTAAATCGTTTAGAGGACTTAGAACTTCTCCATGTCACCAACACATCACCACTGACTGACCTAATCTCTGAACAGTTACCCATCTGGTCTCTGAGATAGGTTTCTATCTCTTCAGCCTGAGCTTCCATCTGTTTGATTTGTTCCTTCATTTGCTTGAGATGTGTAATCCCTTTCTCCATGTTGAGACTTGCCATAATAGCGTTCTCATTGGATACTGGATATAAGAGTTTAGTCTGCTCAATGGTCTCTGCTGGAGGTTGTGAACCGTTCTGCACATGACCCCAATAGACTGCCATCTTCTGTATTAACTCATCCTTCTCTTGGTCTGTAATATGGAACTCAAAGGTTTGTAACTCTTGACCACCGAAGAGGACTGCTAGGTAAACATGAGATACATTGTGGACGGCTGCTTCATGGACTAATTGTGCATAGTCAGCTTGTGGAATTCGATTAGTATCCACATCGAACTTATTACGAACAGCACTATTATAATTCTTAGCCTCAATGAGAGTAGAACCATCAGCAGAGATAAAATCAAAGTGAGACCTAAACCAAGACTCACGAGGATGAGTAAGACTATAGTCAGCATCTTTAATCTCCATCTTTAATCGTTCACTCGTCAATCGTCCGATAACAGGTTGCATGACATGACCCATCTGTACCGCCTCTACCTCAGATAAGTCAACAGGAGGAATTGTTCCTTGTTTAGTTAATACTACCTCAACACCTTTACCATTGACTGCCTGACGGGTATCAGAAGCCCACCAAGCACTATTGCGTATCTCTGGTGCAAAATCATTTCTATCGTTAGGCATTTGTAACCTCCTTTGGTTCAAACCAATTACCTTCAGGAGAACAATAGTCTTTCAAAGAATCAAATCTCAACATACGATTTTTATAGGCATCCATAAACTTAGGTTCACCCATCACCATATCAAAACCTAATTTGGGACTATTGCACGTCTTACCAAAAGAATAGTCAGCAAAATGTTTACAGTTTTTACAGAATTTCATAGAACCTCCGCTAAGGACTTAATAATCTCTTTTAATAGGTCTATCTCTGTTTCTAATTGACCTATCTCTTCGTCTTTTAACTCAAGATTATTGCGTAACTCTTTTTCTATCTGTTCAAGTTTAGCGATAGTTTCTAAATAGAAATCATAGTCGTTATCTAATATCTTCTTAGGTCTGCCTCTAGTAGCCATTATTTTGACCCTCCAAAGATGTTTGAGAAGTCCGAGAACACATCTTCCAATACTTGACTAGAATGTGATTTTCTCTTTGATGGTAAACCTGACTCAAACCGTATGATGTCGTAATCTTCTTGACTGGCTTGATTGTTTTCTGCTCGAATGATTGCATCTTCTAGCAACCGTTGTCTCTCTAAATGGAATTGAGAGTATTCTTCCTGACTCATATATCACCTCATAAGTTTAATGGTTTATCTAATAAATCTACAACATACAACAGTTACTACAATACACTACTTAATCAAGTTACACAATACATTTTTTAATGTATGTGTGTTGTATTTAAGTCACAGGTATACAAGTACGGACTAGACTCCCTATTTACTTTTCAAAATAGAGAACGTCTTTGTTGTCATCGACATTAGAACCTAACTGCTTGCATACTTCAGGTACAGAAAATTAAGCATATAAAAACCAAACCCCTTATATGTTATATACGGGAAATGAGTCTTTTTTTTAAAGACTAACACCATCGTTTATCAGGTTATAGATTACCTGTTTATCCCTATTAACTGTGTCATGTCGTTAGGACGGACTGGGTTACAAGTCCCGAAGATTACGGATGTAACTCGGCAATAAAAAAAGCCCTTAGGGTATATCTTAAGTTCGTAACAGCATAAGAAAATAAACTGGCTTACTTTCCTATGCCCTTAAAATATACTCTAAAGGCTTTGAATACTAACGGGTTACGATTCCGTAATGAGATAAATACTACAAAAAAAAAGAGAGACTGTCAAGTCTCCCTATAAATAATCGTATGTGCGTAAGGTAATTACAAACCTAACTGGGTCAAAAACCTACCTAACCATATTTGAAAACGATTATATGGCATCGGTACAGGTTCTAGGTTACTTGTATCGGTCGTTCTTAAATACTTCCATTGTCCAGAATATCCACTACTGATTAAGTTAATTCCTTTTCTATCTTCAAATCGCATATAAACCCCCTACATTGAGTTAAAAGAAAAGGGGTAATACATACCCCTATGAAATGATAATAATTGATTTAAAGACTATTTAAAAGATTCCTCATAATCTTCGATAGTCTCTATTTCAGTTTCAAGAATAGTTACTTGGTCAGCATCATCAATATCTAAGTTACCTAATAACTTGAAAGCCTCTTCCCTAGAATCAGCTTCTATTGTTGTTATTACTTCAATGGTTTGTTTAATAATATATTCCATGATTAAAACCCCTTAGAATAAATATAAACAAGGGCAAGTAATACCCCTAAGAATATGGCAAAGATTGTGCCAAGTGCGTATTCAATAAATGTTTTCATCTTATCCCCTTATACATTTAGGTTTACATACCATGAAGCCGGTATCTGTTGAACCGGTTTAAAGTAGCTTCCACTATCTACAAATTGAATAGCACCAATAGAAAACTCTCTACCGGTAGAGAATGGTATTTGTAAAGTAAAAGTAGCATTGTTGCTAAAGTCTTTAACTATAATCTTCCTAGATGGATTAGATTGTTTTGTTTTGTAACGTCTCATAGTAATACCCCTAATAAAGTTAGATAATGATTATCAAGTGATAATCCGGTAGATACCTATAATAAGTATCTACCAGCTTATTGCACTATTAAGCCGCTTGCTCCATCGCATTAAATCCTACAATGTAATCAGTAGATTTTTGAGCGTATGCACTTGCTTTAAATATCATCTTATTATCATTTTTGAGAGCTTGTAACCATGATTGAATATAACCTTCATGTCTAATATCACCCTTAACAGCATACTTTTCACACAAAAATGCACTACCTAGCTCGGCGATTAACTCCTCAAAGGCGTATGCCGTATCACCAAATCTCTTACCCTTAGTACGGTCTAACCGGTGTTTAGCTCCACTCCAATGTGTTAGCTCATGTAATAAAGTAGCATAATAATTAGATTCACTATTAAAATCTGATTTAATTGGCATATTAATAAAATCATCATCTCTTTTGTAATATGCACTGTTTCCACTATGTCGGATAACAGCTCCCGTATTGCTTACCATGTTATCAATATCTACATTATTTAAGAATGGTTTAATCTCATTCTCACGTTGTTTTATCTCTATACCCTCTACTTGCTCGGCATTGAATACATAACTTGTATTGAATACGCAGTTATAAACACTTTCTATCTCGCCTTGCTCATTCTTTTTAACGCCAGAGACGGGTTTATAAAATACAATTTGAGTCCCTTTCTCATGTAGCTTTACGTTAGCTCCTAAATCTTTCCACTGTTTAAATGATGCCCAGATATTAGACTGATAACCTGACATACCTAAGATAATACGGTTGATGCCGTTGTACTCATTACCTGTTTTAATGTTTCTATCTAGAGTGTTTTCTGTATGCCAAGGTTTAATCCAAGGTATTGAACCCTTTTCTAGATTCTCAATAATTCTATTTGTAACGATGTCATAAATTGATTGTTGCATGATAAAACCCCCTAATAGTAATAAACCTGATTGTTTGAAGTACTGCTAAATATAATTATATACCTATAATATTATAAAAGCAATATACTTTATTCTTATAGGTTTCATCTAGCTTATAGTATAAGTAATATAAGATAGTCTATAGAATTTTATAGTAGTTATCTATTAAGTTATATATCAGGTATGAAATTAGGCTTAAGGAAACGATGGATATATAGCTACTATCTCCGCTATGAGAATATATATATGGGTTAGGTTAAACGTATAACTAAGCTATAAATTAAGCTAGATTAATGTTATATAGCTCCAATATGGTTATGGGATAGGATAAAACTATTCATTCTCTAGTTTCGATGATGGAAAACTATGGTTGGGTTTGGTTCCTGTAGGTGCGAGACCCCCAACTGTCTCCTCCCCAAAAAAAATATGGTATATTTGGTTTTATGGAGGATATAGAGATGAAGATTAATAAGAATATACCGATACCTGATAACAAGGTAAGAAGAAGTTACCCATATAAAGATATGGAGATAGGTGATAGTTTTTATATAGATGGTTTAGGATTATCTGTAGTATGTAATAACAACTATAGATATGGAAAGAAGTTAGGGATGAGGTTTATAGCAAGAAGTGAGAATGAGGGGGTGAGGGTATGGAGAACGGAATAAGGGGTAGGATTAACTTTGTACAGGAGGTAGCGGATAATGATGCGAAGGCACAGTATATGGACCGGTGTACGAAGATGAATTGGAATCAGTTGTTTGCTGAACTGATACGGGTACATCAGGAGAGTGCGAGGTTATTACAAGCTGCGTATGATGAGTTAGATAGAGTGAATGAGCTTTTGAATAGGGATAGTGATGGAGAGGGGTTTGATAGCGAGACAAGCCACTGAGGAGGATTATTTGGCATTGCATGATAACCGTTTGGAGTTGAAGATGGATATGCAGAAGGTGTTGGGATGTTTTAGTGCAAAAGAGAAGCATCAGCTTGTTGATGAATGGAAACGAAAGTATAGTAAGCGTAAGGTGGAGGAGTTAATACGCTTT